ACCAATTAAGAAAAGCCTTGAAAACACTGTATTTATCAGCATCTCAAGGCTTTTTCAATGCATTGTTTCATACCTTGATTTATATCAAAATCACTCCTAATTGTTCCCACTTCTTCCCCAAAGTGTGTTACCCCCTGTGTTACCCTATTTCTTTTTAATTTTTAAAAAAATAGTTATTTTCTTTACGTTCTATTTACACGCTTGACAAAATCATATGCTAAATGATAGTTTATATCTAAATAGTGTTTCATTAAAATTTAAAAAAGGAGAAGCTATGTCAGAAATAAAAATGGACATTGATGCAGCTATTGCATCTGGCAAAGATTTTGCTAATAAGCTTGATAAATATCACTTTGAGAAGATTAGAAAATTTCTAATTGATAATAGCGGCTTTGAGGATGATGAGTTTATCAGTGGAATATGCGAGATTGGACTATCTGGAAAAGCAGATGTAAGCTTTTTAACTCACTTGCTCGAGTTAAAATCTTATGATCGTACAAAATTGATTCAAGCTTTTGTTCTTGGAATAACAGACACTTTTGAAGAGTAAAAAGAGGCTATACAGCCTCTTTTCTTTTGATTAAATTATTAAAAGACATACTTTAAATTCCAATTTGGGTATGTTCAACTAATTTCTTGATTATACAAGACGCACTTTAAATTCCAATTTGGTTACATTCAATGAAATATATTATACTCTCATTATAATATGTTTAGATTGTCTGTCAATCTTTTCTTTCTTCTTCAGATATGATATATCGTAATATATTACATACGCAATTCTTTATCTGCACATGAAAAATATTTTTTTACGATTTCAATCGCCAACTCTCTGTCTGGTCCGTTTGTATTTGAAGTTATTGTATGTCCAGCATCAAACATATTACATTCTACAACTTTATATGTTATTTTGTTTATAGTCACATTGTGCTCATAAACTAACATTTTTCCAGCCTCATCTGAAGATGTGCGCTTTTCAGTAACAACCTGGCAGTCTAATTTACTCAAATCATTTTCTTTTTCTTTGTTTCTCTCTTCAGCTTTTTTCTCTTTTTCTGCCATTTTTGCCTTAATGGTTTCAAGTGTGTTTTCAACAAATTCACTTTTCACTTCACCGAACCACAAGCAATTATTTTCTTTTAAGATTAACTCTTCGATATAGTTTGATGGTCTATAAACAGTTTTCATGCGTGGTGAATCCGGAAGTGCTTCGGTTTCCATTTTTATTAGATTAAACTGTATTATTCCATCGTAATATTTCTTTTTAGCTTCTAATATTGCATTTGCTTTATTTTCGTTGATACTTCTATGTTCCTCTTTTGTTAATGTCCAATACACTTGTTTATTCATATATTCGAACGCAATGACATGGATCCATTCACCATTATTTTTAACGCAGTTTGTTTCTGCACGAAATTCTTCACCATTATTTATTTTTACTGTCATAGAATTTTTATACGCATTGTACAGAAGTTCTATTGTTCTTGAATTTCTTTCTGCCTCAAATATTTTTTTACTTTCAAGTTTCATTTTTTTACCTCTTTTCTTTTTGCTTTGTTTTGTTTTATCTTATGTCTATATTATGCACTCAATGAGTGCATTTGTCAAGCCTTTTTTATAAACTTTTTTTATTTTTTTTGCAATCTGCATCTACTTTAAATGCTAACAGATCTAATATATATTTTGCAGGATTGCGACTTCCCTCTTCCCAATTTTGCAAAGTCCTACGCGACATTCCATATTTTTCTGCAAACCGTGCTTGACTTAATCCGGTTCGCTTTCTAAGTTCTTTTATATCCATTCTTTCCCCCTTGATTTTGCTTTGTTTTTATTTTATAATTTACAAAGCCTATTCTTTTAGGCTTTGTTTTGTTTTAACCGCCCTCTTAATCCTTTCGGATGAGGGCGGTTTTTCTGTTTTACTTAACTAAGTTTTCAACCCATTTTACAAATTCTTTTTGTGTTGAGAAGTCTCCTCTTCGCTTTCCCCACATTCCGTCACACTGCATTCCGCATTCTGTTCTTTGATATAAGTGATATTTTTTACTGCTCATGTCTGGTCTTGAATTGTCTGTTCTGAAATCAAAAGTACCATCAAAGTGTGCTTCTAATTTTTCAATTGCTTCGTTTACTTTTTTGTTTGTAACTCTCATTTTTTTACCTCTTTTCTTTTGCTTTGTTTTGTTTTATCTTATGTCTATATTATGCACTCATTGAGTGCATTTGTCAAGCTTTTTTATAAACTTTTTTTATTTTTTTGCAATAAAAAAAGAGGGCAAATGCCCTCTTAGTTAGTTAAATATATCAGCCAGGATATCGTCGGATATATCGCCTAGTACAAAAGCCTTTTTGATTTCGTGCTTCTTTATATATTCTCTTGCAGATTCATTTGTGCGATTGCTCAAAAGAATAACAGGGTATTCCCCCATGTTGCTTGCTGCTATTGCATCAGCCCATGCATTAACTAAAATCACAACTTCCGCGGTTGGATAGAAATATTCTGCAATCATCGTTGAAGTTTCGTATCTATCTGCGCCATCAATCCTTGTCACTTGGCTGATGTCGGCAATTTGCTTGCTTACAATTTGCGATACTGCACTTGAGCCGCCTATGATGATATATTCTGTTTCATCCGATAGTTTCTCAAGAAATGCCGCTTGCTTTACTGATATATAATCACTTACGAGCATTACAGGAAGCCCCGCAGTTGTAACTGATATTCCGTCTGCCCAATCTTTACCGCTTGTGATGATTATCTTCTTAATGTCCTTGCTGCATTCCTTCAGCACTGCAAGATTCGTGTCATATCTATTTGCACCGCTAATAGATTTTACTCCCGTGCAATTCACTTTGATGTCGCCACCTATTGTGTATGTTTCTAGCCCGTTTGTTTCCTTGCACTTGTCAAATACAAGATTCGCTTTTTTAAGTTTCGCAATATAGCAAGCTGTGATTCCGTCTGCGTATGATTCGCCATTTACTACTACTTTATTTGCTTTGATATAATCGTTGATTATTAGATCCGCAGTTTTGTATCTATCAGCCCCGTTATATCTTTTGATTGCGATATTGTCCGGGATAGTCTTTTTAGTTTCCTTAGCTGTTGCACCCGCTTTTTGTGCGTATGCGTACCATGTCGCAACATCGCCATAAAATACATTAAGATCCAAATTGCCATTCCATCCCGCAAGCCTTCCTTGTGAACAATATTGATATATTGCGACAAAAGGGAAGCTATGGGAATTTGGAACGGGGGTATTAGGTTCATACCCTTTTGGGGTATTGCTGCCGTATCTTGCAAGCCACAAGCCATAATTCCCATTTGCTACTAGGCTAAAATCTTGAGATTCTAGTACCCCCAAATACGTATAAAAGAGTGGTCTTACCCCTGTTAGTCTATATACCTCATCGAGCCACTCGCGCGCCCATTCTTGCCCTAGCCATGTATCTGTTTCAAAATCGAGAACAGGGATTGTTGTGCCGTCAAAATAAGCACCGCAATTTGCAACAAACCATCTAGCCTCTTCAGTTCCTGTTCCACCACATCCCGCTTCACGCGCAAAGTGGTATACCCCTGTTAGCTTACCTAATGCCTTTGCTTGCTGCATAAAGCCATCACATGCAGATGATACATAGCTTGTACCTCCTGTACCTTTGATGATTACAAAGTCACAAGGTACTTTTGATAAGTCTAGCCCTTCTTGCCATCCCGATATGTCTATCCCATTAAGCATGATTAACCCTCCAAGTCCTTATAGTTTTTAACATTCTCATCAAGTTCCGGCATGCCTTTGGCATTTACAAGTAGCGTTATAATTCCAGCCAATACTGCTGCACTTATTACTTGCCCCCAACGAACCTCGCCTGTAAATGTTGCAGTGCCTATAACACCGAGTGCTGCCTCTGCCATTGTCTTAACTGCTCTAATGCCCGCTTTTTTGCCCCATTCTTTCCAATTTCTGTTTTTCATTATAAATACTCCTTTTAAAAATTATTAAAAAAGGCGGTATATTACCGCCCTAGCTAAACTAATTTAATAAATGCTGTATAACGATCGTTCCTACCGAGCCAACAAGCAAGGTTATAACCGCTTGGATTGTTGCATTCCATCGCAGTTTTGGTATATCCTCTAGTGCATTTAATCGTTTCCCTTGATTTTTAAGTTCCGTTTGAAAATTCTCCAAATGCACCACCATTGTTGCAATGTTCTTCCCCATTTCCTGTATTACTTCGTGTGTCTTTTCCGTTGCTTCCATTCGCCGTTTTAAATCTTCAACCGCTTGCGTGTTCGCATTAAGCTGCACTATGTCCTTTTCGCGTGTTTGATAGCACTGCGCTTTTGATACGTATTCTTCCATCCTTTACCCTTTCTGTTCTAGTTCTCTTAATCGCATTATTTCGTTAAGCTTGCTGCGGGCAAATTCGCAAGCCTTCAATAAATCTTCGTCTTTATCGTCTAGCTTGTCATCGTATAGTGTTTGAGTACATAAAATGCGCATTACCTCCGTGGTTGTAATATCTAAAAACCGTTGATAATAAAATTCAGCTTCCGCCTCTTTGCTTATATCAAATGCCTTTGCATGTTCGCGGATTGTAAGCCCGCCTAGTTTCTGCTTTATAACGTCAATTGCTTTCATTATTTCCATTGCCCCCTTATTTCAAAATGCGCGTTTATTTCTTCTTTAAGGGTTATATTTCGCGTTGAGTATATATGTACTTCAAATTTGCTTGCATTTTCTTTTTTTGCAAAGTCATTTGTGGATAGCAAAAAGCCATTGTATGCACCCTGTACTATTGCAACTGTTAAATTTTTGAGTTTGAGTGGAAGGCTAACAAATATAACTTTTCGCCACCACCATGACGATATTGCCGTTGAGTTTCCCGCCGGGAATGTGATTATGCCGTTTCCCCATGCGTGAAGATCGCCGCTCGCGTACTTGCATACTACCCAATCAATGTTTTTGTCCGCAGATTTTATTTCTTCTCTTGATATGATAAAGTCGGACATTTGATTGCCTTGTATGCTTATGCCTTGTCTAAACTCCGATTTTAAATTAATATCAAGAAGTCCTTCAGTTTCTGATACCTTGCCAATCGCCATGCCTCGCCCGGATGAATGAAAGTCCATCAATGTAAAGCCCGTTGCGATTAGCTGTGTATACAATGAATTTGCAAAATCGTCCGCTAGTTTTAGAGTGATTTCATATGCATAGTCACTTGAACAAGGCATGATGATACTATCGCTTACTTTGTATGCGTTAAGCTTTATGCTGCGTTGTTCCCCGTTTATCAGCCCTTGCCTCTTCAGTGTTGCGGTTAATTCCCTTTTGTTTTTATTGTTAAGACTTGATATATCAACATCAAAAGTTATCTTTACAAAATCGCCGTTGCCATCTTCTAGTCCATTTGCTCTGCATCGTGTTATTTTTGCTGCATGTATAGTTGGAATGTGCCATTCGAGGGCTTCTATTTTCTTTCTTGCGATTGTTTGCCCTTGCCTTGAATCAATTACTTTTCCTATGATTTTATGCGCAGTATTTGTAACGTTAATTGTTTGACTTCCTGTTGAGTATGTCAAATCGTCTGCAATGATGCTTTGTGATAGTAAGCTTGCATTATATTTAAACGTGTTATTTAAAGTGATTTTAGCTTTAGATTGGTACTGTACAAAGCCGCCATACTTTGCAAAGTTTTCCGTTTCATCTTCAATTTTTATTTCGCAATCCGGCAGCATGTCTTGTGTGGGTTTTACATTTATTAGTGGCGCATCTACTCTGCCCAATGAATTTGCGCCATTAAATGTAAAAGCCCTTATAAGTAACTTAACATTTGAATTTGGAAAATAACTCTTCCAACTTTCCGGCAATGTCCACGTCATTCGATCTTCTACATTCTCACCAATCTTGGTGTATGTGCTTGGATCGTTATTTGCCATCGCGTACAATTCATGCTTGAAGGTGTTTACCTTTCTATTTGTCAAAATTTCGATTGATTCGCCAAACGTTATTTCTTGCTTTGATGTTGTCGGCCATGATGCCCGCGGTATTTCGTTTAAATATGTATAGTCTGATGTTGTGAATGTGCCAACAATTTTAGAATCAAAACTTGCTGAAGCCGTCAATCTTTTTGTGCCGTTTGGTTCGTGGTCTATCCATACACTTACACTATGTATTACCTGTGATGAGCCTCTTACATAGTACCGTGTGGAAAATGGATAATTCTGTCCGTTTACTGTCAGTACCCCCGTGCCGTTTGAGTGCTCTGCATAATATCCTGCTGTTGCATTCATGCTTAGATAAACATTAACATATGTGCGATTATTTATTTTATCTTGCTGCCCGGGTGAAAACCTTATACTAATGTAATAACCCATTTAATTAACCACCTTTACAAATGATAGATTGCCGTTTTTTCTCGGTATAAAAGCAAAGCGGCCTAATTTTAAGCTGTTTATAAATTCGCCGTCAACAGCATAAAAGTTTCTATTTTTCCAATATGCGACTTCTGCGCCGTTATCCAAGAAGCTTATTCTGTCATTATCAATTTTGATACAGATATTACTTTGCGCCGTTCCTACTTCGCCAATCGTTACCCCATCTTCACCAAAATGTAAATACTTCTTAATTTTCAGAAATTCCGCTGCCGTTCCACTTTGGATTGCCGATATATCTTGAATAAAGCGATTATATGCAATTTCAAATTCATCTTTTGATGTAAACTTTGATATGCCCTCTTCACTGATAAGCGCCTTTGATTCGTCTTTCGTGTAGTAACTTTCTTTTAGCGTATCGCGTATTCCGCCCGCAGTTTCTTCGATTTTTCGTTCATATTCGCTTTTTACAATATTAAAGCTATCATTCAGCTTTGATTCCAAATCTGCTTTAACAATTTTGTCTTTGTTGTCTATGATTTCTGCAAGCTTCTTGCGTTCCTCTTCAAGTTGCTTCTCAATTTCTGCTTTTTGAGTGTCTGTCAAGTTATCTTTGTTTTTCTCAAGTTCGCTTATTTTGTTGCTAGCCTCTTTTACCTTTTCCTCAAAGCTTTGCGTTTTGGTGGTTATTTTCTTAACATCACTTTTAGTGCCATTTGCTATTGATGCGACTGTATCTATCTTGGTATCTTTGTTTACTTGATATTCCGTCAAAGTAGCTGTTTTGCTTCCAATTTGCAAAATATTCTCTGCCGGATTGAGTAAGTTAAGATGCAAGCTGTTAATCAAATATATATCGTTGATGCCGTGATATTGTGATATAATCTTGATTTTGCCCCCCACTCTATAACTTTTATATTTTGAATCAAGCGGCGCAAGGTCTGCTGCGGATATTTCAAGGGTCACACCTAGTTTAATCCATTCTGCAAGCCTTTGTTTTGCTTTTGTTAGCAGATTGCTTGGCAGTGTTACATCGTCCCACGTTTCAGTTCTAATTATAAGCCCGTATTTGTTTACTGCTTCATCATCCACAATATATTTCTTGCCTGTGACTTCTTCAATCGTTATGCGCCTCTCTGTGTCCTTATCTTCTGCGCCTAGTGGCAATATTGCCGTTGCAATGTCTGCTCCCGCAATTGTTCGTTTTATGTCTGTTAGATTTAAGCCAAATTGCACGTTTTGATTCCCTAGCTTATCAATATCCTTTAGATAATCAATATATGTGCCATCCTCTTCATGTCTTACAACAATATAGCCGCCTAGCATGTCTACTAGCTTTTGTCTAATCATAGTAAGACTATCTAAATAATCTTTTGATTCCCTTACTATTAAATTATTCGGATCTGTTACTGTGACTACACCTAACTTAAACCTTTTGTACGCATCAACTTGCTTGTTGTGTGTTGTTATTATGTTATTTAAAAGTACAGGTATGTCCCCTTTAAATTCAAAAGGATCTTGAATAGAATCTTTAAAATAAGATAGTTCACCTTCACAATAGATTCTTTTGTTGTTATAAAAATCAAATTCAAAATCTAAAACGCGGCCTTGGAAAATTAAATCATTATCATCGTAAAGCTTTATAACGTGCTTTAGTCGTTCTATTCGATCTATATACTTATGACTTGCGGGCAGTGTGATTGTTAAGCTTCCCGCCTTGTTTAGTTCAAAATCTGCATTGCCGCTTAGAATTTGCAGTGCGGGGTTGCTAGCATCATATATAGTTAGGTTGTTATACTCGATTCTATACATCATAGTACCCCTTCTTCATACTGCATTTTTACTTTTCCGGTGCCTTTGATTTTTATTTGGTTATGCCCCGGCTTTAGCACTAATTCATCAACGGAGAATTTCCCCGCCTTTTTAGTGATTGCAATATTGCCCGCTTCAATTGTGATTTCGTTTTCGTTTTCCATATACGGACTTACAGGCATGCTTATTTCAAAGTCCTTTGTAACCCCTTCGGCCGTGGCTGTGAGTTCTATCTTTGTTATTCCTGTAAATCTATACGGGTACGCATCTACTGATATTGTTAATCTTTTATAACGCAAGCCATCCTCTTCAGCTTCTACTGTTCCAATGCCTTTGTATTCGCCTTTTATATCGTTAAATTTCATGGCTAGCCCCTGGCCATGAATGAGTTTATATATATCATCCCTTGCTTTTTCAAGTTCCGCTTTTTCGGTTTTGTGAATGCAGATTATAATGCGGATTGTTCGATTTTCGTATGTCGGATAGCCCGTTATTGCTGTTGTATAATCGAGTGTCCCATTTCTTCCCGGTATAGTTTCCGTAACTCTGCGGACTTGGGGCGCGGTGATTTCGCGCCCTTCCAAATATGCATCGTACTTTGTTTGCAAATCTATATTTTGAATAAATACTTTATTCATTATTGCCTCCTCTCGCGTTCGGAGATTTTGCCCATATTCTTGTTAATTCTTTGCGTTGCAAAGTCGGCAATTGCATTAACATCAATAATAACATTTGAATCTTTATTATTGATTGCCGCTATAAGCAAACCTATCAATTCTGCCATCTGCTTATATGTGATTCCTTCGCTTTGCTTTGTGTCCGGTGCCGCTTGTGCTTGGCTTAGTGGTTTAAATGCAAAGCCCGCGGTTCTTGTTGATGTGATGCCCGCAAGTTTGCTATTTATTGCGCCAATCTTACTTAGCTTAGCTTGTGCGTTTGTTAGTGCAATTTCGCCCAATTCTTCTGAAGCTTTCGCAACGTCTTTGCCTGTCGCTTCAAGTCCAATTGCAAGGCCTTCGCCACTAAATCTACCAATTTTAGCAAATTCCCTAGAAGGTGATCTTACATCTAATCTGCGTTTTGCCGCATATAGTGCTTGCTCTGCAATATTTCTAGCTGCATTTGTTGCGAGCCACATTGCCCCGCTTAAACCATTTGCAAAGCCCGCGCCCGCGTTATATCCAACATCGTATAGACTTACTGAACCTGCGCCTGCTCTTCCACTTACACCTACTTGCTGTCCCGCGTATGTTGCCGCATAATTTGTTGCGTATATTCCTTCAGCAAATTTTCCACCAAATAGCGCACCTGTGTCGGATGCTTTCGCCGCTTCTACATCTGCTGAATCTTTTGCACCTTTAGATAGTTCGCTTGCTTTATTCGATACATCACTTTTGCGTTCATCCATTCCGTTAATTATTTCCGTTGCTGCGGATGTTCCTGTTTTGTTCATGTCGCTTGGCATGCCCGCAACTCCTGTTTTAACGGCATCATTAAGTTTGCTTGTTGCTTCGCTTAGTGGTATTTCCCCAGATAGAATACCCGCTTGCAAATTCTCGGGAATTTCTATTCCTTTTTCTTTTGCATTTTGAACGGCTGAATCAAAATCAATAAGTGCTTTTAATTCATCAACGGTACTTGGTATTGTATATTTTCCTCCGCGTATTCCGGCTTCTAGCGATTTTGGAATCTTTATTCCCGCAGATTCTGCAATGCCTTGTAGATTATTTAAAGCGCCTGCTTGTATCTCCATTGTGTTGTTCCACTTTTGCGCTTCAACAAGTGCGCTTGCCATACCTTCATAATAGCCATCCATATTGCGCCCGAGTTTTTTATAGGTTTCTACAAGGGTTGCCAATTCGTTACGTTCTGATTTTTTAAGTTCTGTTCCCTTTTCTGTCAGCTTGTCTATCTTCTCTTTTACTTCCGCTCTTTCCGATTCTGCTTGTGATAGCTTTTGCGTGTATTCCGCGTACTTTTCGAGTGATTCGGTAGCATTCTGCATGTAAGCATCTGCAAGTGCGCGTTCCTTCATTGCTTCGATTTGTTCTTTGATTGCATTTGTATTATTTACAAGCTTACCTGTGTTATCATATAGCTTGTCGCTCTCTGCATCGTATGTTAAGTTCAATCCCTCAACGCTTGTGTTAAGTTTTTCAACGTATTTTTGCATTAACTGCTTTTGTGTTGCGGATTTATTTTCAACTCCAATCAAAGAATCAAGCCTTTTTCGGTAGATTTCTGCGCTTTGTGCATTAGCATTAACCTTTTCAACTGCTGCTTCATGTGCGCGTGCCATCTCGTCAATTGCTTTGCGTTCTTTATGTGCATTGTGATATGCTGTGTATATTGCTGCGCCCAACCCTACAATGCCAACTGTTGCAACCCCAATTATTAGCGCTACTGTTGCAAGCTTTGCTCCAAACGCACCAACACCCGCTGTGGCAGTATTCATGACTTTAAGCCCTTTTGTGCTTTTTGTTAAGCCATCAACTCCTTTTGCTAGCTTGTCTGTTGTATCCTTTGCACCTTTAGCAGATTTAAGCATGCCGCTTACGTGCGAAAAGCCCTTTGATAGTGTACCTATGCCTTGTGATAGTCTGCCTAGCGTTATTAGCGTTGGGCCTGCTACTGCACCAATTTCTATTAGTCTGACTATAAAATGTTTTGCTTCCGGGCTTAGATTTTTTAGCCCTTTTGTAAAGTCTTTGATATTTCCTACAATCTGTTTTATTTCGGGTAAAAACGTATCCCCTAGTTCAACTCCAATTTCAACAAATGCTGCTTTTAGTTGCTGAATTTGGGCTGCTGTTGTTTTATATTTTTTTTCGGCTTCAGCAGTTAGTGCCTTGTTTTCGCCCCATGCCTTGTTTGCTGTTGCCGTTGTTCTCGAGAATAAATCGGATGCAGATGATAACCTCTTCATAGCGTCGCTTGTTCTTATGTTTGTAACGCCCAATTCTTCAAGAAGTACGTTGAGATTCTCCCCGCCTTTCTTGGCGTCACCCATTCCACGTACAACCTTTTGAAATGCGCTATATGCATCCTTCTCCCATGCGCGCTTAAAATCGCTTACGCTCATGCCCGCGGTTTCAGCCCATGTGGATAATGTTTTGCCGTTTGTTGATACAGCTTTATCAATTGCGGTTAATACCTTTGATACAGCAGAACCACCCGCTTCGGCTTCAAGTCCTACTGATGATAGCGCGGTGGATAGTGCCAAAATCTGTTGGTCTGTAAAACCTACTTGCTTACCACTTGCAGCAATTCGCATTGCAAAGTTGACTATATCCGCTTCTGTTGTTGCAAAATTATTGCCTAGATCTACAATTGCAGAGCCTAAACGTTTGTAGTTGTCCGCTGTAAGGCCTGTTATATTCGCATACTTTGCAAGTGCGCTTGCTGCTTCTTCGGATGATAAGTTTGTTGTGTCGCCTAGCATTACCATTACGCGCGTAAATTCTAAAATATCATCCGTCTTAATTCCTAGCTGTCCGGCTGCTTCTGCAACTGCCGCAATGTCTGTTGCAGACGAGGATGTTTCTTTTGATAAATCCAAAATTCCTTGTTTTATTTTAGCAAGTTGCTGCGGTGTGCCGTCAACGGTCTTTGTTACCCCCGCCCATGCGGTTTCAAAATCTATTGCTGCGCGGGATGCTGCATAACCAATGCCTAGAAATGCTGTCGAAAACGGCATAAGCTTCTTGCCCGCAGTTTCCATCTTCGCGCCCATTTGCTGAAATGATTCTCCCAATCTTGTAAGCTTAACCGAGCCTAAACGTTCATACTCTGCTTTAAATCTCTTTAGCTGCTGTTCTGTTGATATTATTTCACGTCTTAGTGCTTCAAATTCCGCTTGCCCGTTTTTCTTGTTTTTAAATTCTTCGCTTAGTTGTTCTTCAGCCGCTTTTAGTGCCTTCAGTTTTGACGTTGTGGTTTCCACGCGGTCTGCAAGTGCCTTTTGTTTCTGCGCTAACAATTCCGCATTTTTCGGATTGAATTTTAAATTGCGGTTAATATCGCGGAGGGCTTGATTAACACTCTTTGATTTCTGCTTAACATCTGATAGCGCTGTATCAAGCTTCACTGTCCTCGCGCCAAATTCAATTGTTATGCCCTTGATATTCTTGCCAATTGCCATTTTGCCCCCCGTTACTTTTAATTAGCCTAAAAAAACATCCCAATCATTTTGAGATGCCTTCTTTGTCCTTGTGCTATTTTCCTCTTCAGTGGTTGATTCGTTGCTATATTCCATTACAAAATCAACTACTTGTCCTATGTCTAACTTACTTATGCCTTCTAACGATAGCCCGCGTTGTGTCGCTCCTATCAAGATTTGATCTAGGTTTATGCTATCTTCAAAATCTTCGCTAGAAGGCTTTTTGCGTTTTTTTCGCTGATTGTTGATTCTATAACCGCCGTTATAATTTCTTTGCCGATGATGTCTACCGGTAAGCTTTTAAAACTCTTGATCCACTCGTGCGGACTTGGTATTGAATCGTCAGCATTCTTTGCAAGCGCCCATGCAATCTGATATATCGTGATTGATTCTGCAACAGCAAGCGAAATAAGTGCCTCTTCCAATACTTCATCTTTAGCAAGCGCCTGTAAGTATTGTGCCGTTGTCATTTCCCCCGTTTCGCCGTTTGGCGCGATAAAGCTTGCATTGATTTTCAATAGTGCTTCGATGAATGGCAGCAAATCTGGCAGAATATCTCTGCCAAATTGCTGTCGATAAATGAATAACCACCATATTGTTGTATCAATTTTGAATGACTGCTTATTGGTTAATTTTATCGTTTTTACCATCTGTTATACCTCTATACCCCCGGTGTTGTTGTGCCTATTGGCTTTGGCGGTGCTGTAAAGAAGTTATTGTATGCTGCATCGCCCGGTACAAAAGTAACTTTTGACTGTCCTGTCGCTGAATCCCCAACAACTGTGATGTCGATTGATTCAGTTTCCGGTGTCTTCGAATTTTTCTCCATTGTCTTGTATTCCTTCTTGATTGTTCCGAGCGCAACATTGTAAAATATTGTTCTTCTTGCGTGAGCATCGCCCTTACCTTCAAACGCAATGTATACATTCTTTTTAACGGGGTTACTGATTGTTGCAATTCCCCCATCTGTTCTCTTTACTGCGCCCAAAAACTTTGTTTTGAATTCGTCCGGGAATCTTGCCATCGTTAGCGTTCCTTTAAACCCACTCTCGCTATATTCAGCCCAATATGTGCCGTTATCTGCTGAGAATGTATTATCTGATGTCTGCGGATCTGCGCTCAAGCTTACTGCCCCCGCAAGCTTGTAAGGTGCGCCCATTGTGATTGCGCCGTCTGTGCCTACTTCATAAGTTCCGATTGTTACTTTTTCAAGTCCAAATTCAACTCTATTTGTATCTGCCATCTTGTCCTCCTGTTATTTGATTGCTTTAATTTTCTTTATCGTATCGCGATAAAATTCATCTGTGTATTTTTCTTCCACGGGTTTAATGTGCGGGATTGCCTTTGTTCTTCCGCCATTTCTTAAAACATGCCCATATTCTAGCAAGTGGGCTAGCTTATAATCTTTTGCATTGTGTACTACATATTCAACGCGCCCGGATATTAAACTTTTAGGGGTTGCCTTCCACCCCTTATAATATCGTGGTCTACGTCGCGGGCTTGTTTGCTTTAATTCATTAGCCGCCCTTTTCGCGCTTTCGCTTGCCACTTCTTTTACTGTCTGATTCACTTCTTCGGTGTAATCGTCTAGTATTGCAACAAGTTCCTTTTCAAGATCCATTACTTGCTTGCCTTTTGTGACTTGCCAATTGTGTGAATCTTTACTTCGCGTATGTACCCTTTGCTTAGTGCCTGTGCTTCGCGTTCCTTGTTAGTAAATGCCACTATGCTTAGTGGCTCGATTACTTCACCCGTGCGAGAATCTCTTAACATTTGTGTTGTTATATATAGTTTATCCATATATAGCCCCCTCTAAATATCAAAGCTTACAATGTAGATGCCTTCATCTGTTCGCGCTTCGCCTGTCCAATCCCAAATTATGCCCTCTTCAGCAAATACCCTTATAAGCTTATCTTCCTGTGATGTGTCCTTGCCTTCTGTGCAAAGTTCAACATCAAATTCACCGTCCGATTCGTAAACAACATTATCTGCTACAAAGTTATCAAAATTACGGCGCATGAAAACGATATAAGGAAGCTGTGGTGCTTCACCTATTGGCCACTCTTTGTATGTCACGGGTAGCCCCGTTTTTTTTAGCACTTCAAAAACCTTAGATTGCTGCATCTGTCATGCCCCTTTCTATTGCTTTTAGTTCCAATTCTTCATCCGCATAGTTGATGTTGTCTACAAAGTTTATGTTATATTTTTTGCCTTTGAAAATAATGCGGTAACTTGATTTTGTTTCGTTATTCAAGCCGGGCATGTACCTTATGTAAAACTTCAGTGTGCCTTGTTCGTTTGTCTGTCCGGCAATAAAATATTCTTCCCCGTGCAGATTTTTAACATTTGCAAACACTCTTCTAAATTCTACCCATGCGCCCTTAGTCCAACTGCCATCATTATTTTGTATTGCGTTGCCTTTTCGTTCTAAAATAATTGGGTGTCTATATACTTTATTAAGCTTCTTGTTTTGCTTTTGCATCGTCTATCGCCTCCGCTAATTGCAAGCGCAGTATTTCATGCGCAAAGCATTCTTCAAAATGCTCGCTAAAGTTGTTGTAATCGTATCTGCAATAGTTAATTAACAATGTCCTTGCTTCTACATTCTTATCAAAATCAATTGTTGTTCCTGTTAGCGCATTTAACTTAGACTGCCCACGTTTGAGGCAGTCTTGTAAATGCGTGTCCGATTCATTCCACGTTATCTGCAAAGCCCTCTTCAGTTCTTCAAGTAACGCTTCCATGATTACTTATTCCAATCTGCAATATCAAAAACAAGGAAGTCTGCATCAGTTGTTGCTCTTCCTGTTGCATACTGCTTTGCAAGGTATACGCGTTGATCTTCAATGAATCTGTATTCATCCGATGATTCAATTTTTAGTGTTGAACCAACGCCAAGAAAATATCTGCGTGCTTCGCCTGCAACGATTCTATCTTCTGGAACGGCCGCTGATAGTACGATCGTTCCATTGAATGGTAGATCTTGTTTAACAAATCTGCCATACTGATCAATGATATTCATTATGCCGTACATTTTTGAATAGTACGTTGTTGGGTTTATAAGCAAAATAACCTCGCCAATAGTTGTGTCTTTGCCCTTTGATAGTGGTGCGAGAATTTCTTTTCCGATTGTTGACGGCTTAAAGTCCTTGAGTTTAACTGCTGTCTTTTCAGCGTGTATTCCTCCTGTAACATCAGCAAGTTTGCGTGTCATTCCAACGGGCTTATCTTTTCCGTCACCTGCAACAATTGCATCTTCAAATGCGCGTGCAATAGCCTCGCCTAATAGTACCCTTATGTACTTATCTAGCCATTCAACGCTCAAGCTTAACATATCTTTTGAAACCGGAATGTATGCAGATACCTTATTTTGAGTTGTTGATACAACTTCAAATTCTCCCTCAAGCTTCTTTTTAATTTCTTCTGTTAGTGGTCCCCACCATGCCGGAGCCACTTCACCCTTTCTCAGTACCCAATCAGAAATTCCTGTTGTGTTTACAAACAGAATTTTTGATAGCAGTTCATGATTCTGCTTGAGTTCTTCAAAAACTCTTTCAAATATGGTTCTTGGAAGTGGTGCAGTGCCAAAACTTCCCTTTTCTTTTGCTTCGTTATAAAAGTTACGTTCATCGGAAGTTAGCGGCATGATGCCTCTTCTTGCAAGCGCCTCTTCATCTGCGTTCTTGACATTAAATGTCTTTGCTTCTTCAATGATTCTATTCTGTATAGCCTCATTGTTGCGCTTGATATTTTCAATAATCATATCTGCAACATCTGATGCTGTACCTTCCTGTAGCGCGTTAACAATTTCCTCTTTGTTCATCACGTTAATTTCGTTTGTTAGTGCCATTTTGTTTACCTCCTAAAATTTGACAATACCGTTGTCTTTGATTCTTTGTGTCTGTACTTTTCTAAAATTGAGTTTTTAACCTCAAGTGTAGATTTGTTGCTTACTCCCTCTTCAGTTCCCGGTGTCGCTTCAATAATTTCATCGCATAGCCCTAATGTTAAGCATTCCTCCGCCGTCAAGTAGGTTTCATCATAAATCATTGCCTTGAGTTCTTCGCTTGTTCCCTTGAAATGTGATAAATAGCTTGCATGGACTGCTGAATCAAATTTTTCTAGCGAATCAGCAACTTTGCGCAAATCTGTTGCGTTTCCATAAGTCATGCATGCCGCCCTATGAATCATCATTAACGAGTTTGGGTACATTTTTATTTTGTCCCCCGCCATTGTGATAATGCTGCCCCCGCTTGCTGCGATTGCATCAACAATAATTGTTGATTTCTTCCCGCTGTCCTTGATAAAGTTTCCAATTGCAACGGATGTATATACATCCCCGCCCCTTGAGTTGATGTGAATTTCTAATTCATCGCCCTTTATTTCTGCAAAGGCTTTCTTCACTTCCTCCATGGTGATATAATCCCCCGGCAATGGTTCATCCGTCCACCAATTGCGTGGTATTTCTTCCACGATCTGCCCGTACAAATAAAGCTTGGGTATTCCTTCCCCTTGTACCAATTCACAACGCGGATTGAATTTTATTTCCGCTGCCATTGCTTTTAGCTGTGTTGATTCCATTTTTTCCTCCTCCCCTTTTGTTTTAAAATATAAAAAGGACATTGCTGCCCTTATTACCTTGTTTACTTTAACTCCTCATAATTCTTTGTGATATGGTGCTTTTTTGATTCAGCCGTTCTTAGTGGTTCTTTGCCAATTAGTTCGCGGTTTTCATCTATGTTATGAACCCCATTTCTAGTAAGTATATCAATTGCATTTGCAATATCAGCAAGACTTGTTACTTTTACTTTGTTTGTATTCACTTTTACATATGTATTATTGAGATAGTCGGACTTTACATATAGCTTTGCATTGAGTTCATTCTCTATATTCTTTGCAAGTGGATCTATACAAAGATTTACAAATGCTTTTAGCTGTTCGGTTATTTCCGTTCCGGTGCCTTTTAGAAGCTGTGGCGGTATTTGAAATGCTCTTGCGACAAATTCAAATACATCATCCATTAAGTTTTTAATATCACGGGAATCTGTGCCATTTTTATATGATTCTTTTGATAACTCGTCATATTCTAGCCCCGCAGTGAGTGGCAATATTGCACCCGCATCTGCCTTGTAAAATTCCTTTAGCCTTATTTCGATTAGTTCTTTTAGTTTCTTTTGTGCATCTTCCGTTTGTGGATACGCAGTTCCAATCTTTAATACTCCGCGCTTCGCATTATTTCGCTTGTAGCTTGCCTTTGATAGTTCAATTATTTTTCCATAATCATTGTAAAGTGAAGTGATTAAGCTTGCGGCATTTTGATTATTATTTTTAAAATGAATCACTTCTGATTCCTTATATGATGCTGATAGCTTAAAGCCATTCACAATAATATCTTTATATGTATTTTCATAGAATGCAGAATCTGTGCGCGTGAATGAATCTGCAATATAGATATTATCATTGCGCTTTATAATCAAGCACTCATTGTTGATTATAAGTTTTGCAATGGCTTTCTTCCAAAAGGTTGTTGCTGCCTCGTTTTGGTTTGGCTTTAGATTAAGCATATAATAATCTTCCTTTTGTGTCGATTGCCCGTTTGAGTATGTTTCAAATTTTGACAAAGCAATTGCATTTCCAATTAAGTTAATTGCGCTTTGTAGCGCTAATTCCTTTGTTGCAACTTGTCCGGTTAATTCTTCCAAATTTACATCGACTTGCGCGCCTGTGCCTTTGTCAAATATGCGCCCTAAAAAATCTATCACATAATTTCTTAGTCCCATTTTATCCCCCTTTATAGTGTGATTAGCCCTAGATCTAGTATTCCTGTATCTGCTTCCTTTAGTTCGTCGTTCAATTCGGTTGCTATAAGTCCATGTAGGAAAGAAAAGAAGCCATCTGTTTTACGCAAAATAGGCTCGATCTTTTCATATGACTTGTTCCCCTTTTTATCTGTGCGCACGGCAACATTCCAAATATACCAACGCATTAGCTTGTTATTTTCAAATGCTATCGTGCCATTTGCAAACATAGCGGTTATAATTGGCGCAAGCAGTGAATGCGTTACTGTGCCGTTAGGCACTCCCACTAATTCAAGCCCGGCTTTTTCAAATTCTTCTTTTAAAGCAACAAATTTGAATCTGTCGGCATAAACCTTTTTAACGTGATATTTTTTTGCTTGGGTTTTAAACCAATCAACAATTAAGCGAGGTGCAATCACTGGATCACCGCTCACAATCGTAACATATCCATCTTTTACAAGTTCTTCCACATTAATTTTATAGTCTTTTAGCTTTAAAGATTCTGCATGAATAAAGGTATGCTCTTTGTAGTAGTGCATGCCGTTGCGTTTGAAAATAAGCCCAACTGAGCAAAAATCCCTTAACTCTGCAAAGTCTACTGCGCCTATGCATGGAGAATTTTCCATGCTTGGCCATTCGTGCGAACATGCCCGCATTAAGTTTTCCCACGTTGTTACTGTTTTTTCTTTTGATGCGTATGCAAGGTTTAACCTCTTCAGTATAAATTTTTCTTTCTTGTCCTCTATGTTCTTTGCGTTCGCATATTCTTTCATGACTTGCCGCCTTAATGTTTCGTCATAGCGCAATCGCGGTATTGCTTTAACAAATAAGTCCGGCTTCCCAAATTCCTGTATATTGTCCATCTTGAAAATAAAAGGGAATCTGCCGTTGTGTGGAGTTTCCCCTGTCAATATTTCCAATGATTCTCTTTTTAAATCGTCTATAACTGCATCTCTTACAGATCCATCTGTTGTTAAATATATAATGCGTGGTTTCGCAACTTTACCTAGTCCACCTTCCAAAACTGTTATTAAATCATAGTTTTGGTATTCGTGTACTTCATCAAATATGATTGCGCCTTGCCTTCCGCCGTCTTTCGTCTTTGCGTTTGATGTTAAGTATCCTAATGTTGACTGCGTTGCTTTATTATAGATTTTTTGTAAATTCCATCTGTATAGCTGCTTATATTTCTTTGGGTTTGATTCCAAAATATCATATACTTCATTAAACGATGTTGTGGCCTGCTTTTCTGAATTTGCTACAACGTCTACATCGTATTTTCTCACCCCGTTGTATTCGGAGGTTAAATACATACTATCCATTGAGGCTGTGCCATTCTTTCCGGTGCCGCGCCCCCACAAGTTAAAGTTTTCATTGAATACCGGATATTCCGTTCCCTTTTCATAAAGCCCATAAAAAATTGCAAAACGAAAAAGCTGATAATCATGCATTTTAAATGGGAAGTTGCGGTGCAACATTAATACTGCCTCTTCAGTTGCAGTTGCTCTAAATTCAACGTTTTTATTATCGAGTATTTCACGCATAAATGGCATTAAAAGTTTCTGTTCTCTGCAAGCGGGTATTTGTGCTTGTTCTACCTTGCGCATCCAATCTGTTATAAATGGATGATATGGGTATTTTCTACGAGCCATTATAGTTTTACTTCTTCTTCCTCGATTGGAATATCTGCCCCTCTTAGCCCTAATTCGGCTAGAATTTTAAGCATTTGATTATTAACTTTGGTTAATTCTGTTACAGATTCGTTCTTTTTTTTGCCATATTGAGACGGCCCATTATTCCATCCAACTGTTACCCCGCGTTCCCTTATATCATCAATCAATCTGTTTTTCACGTTCCACAATTCAATATAATCTTCTACGAGTGAGACGTATTGAGTTTGCTTATTCATGCCCCTTTGTTGCAACTGCTTCATAAGATCATTTTTTAGTTTGTTTGCTGTTATTTTTGCCATACGTTTCACCCCCTTTTTTGATTGTACCCCCCTCCCCCTCCCACGTTTATATGCGCGCGGAGATTTTTCCGGAGCAATGACCCTTCCTCGTTTCCCGTTGTCAGAAAAATTAGAATTATTTTAGGCGGGGGTGTATTATCTTTTATTCAAATTTTGCTTTATGATACTTTGATTCTTTCTTTATCTTTTCCGGATGCATTTTGTCATGGCAGCTACTGCATAATGCAATTAGATTATTATTGTTTAATTTCAAGCTGTAATTATTCCGCAAGTGCTTAATGTGATGTATATCAATCCTATCTGTTTTGATGCAAGATACTTTGCCTTGCTTCTTACATTCTTGGCATTCATAGTTATCACGCTTCAATATCTCTTCGCGTTTTAATTTCCATGCTTTTGTTTTGTAGAATCTTTGTATTTGTTCTTTTGTCGCCTTGTCTTTCATTTCTTTTTATAAAACAAAAACACCTTGACTATTTATCAAAGTGTCTTTGTGTTGGTATGCTTATATAAAGAAGATCGTTACATGAGGAAGTGTCGCCCTTCACCTTCTCACAATACAAATATACCATGTATATTTTCCCCTATGTCCCAAAATATTTATTATTTATATTATTTGCAACTTCATTGCAACATTAAAAATAAATTTTGCCTTGTAGTTGCCGTATGTGTTTTTTGCAGCATCGTCCGGATAGCGCTTATAGATTGTGATATTCTCCCATACCCCCTTGCGGTATTCGGGCGGTATTGTTTCAAGCGCCTGTTCAATCGCTTTTATCTTTGTTATGTATATGTCCCTCTTCAGTGCCTTTGCTTCTATCATTCCCGCTGTGCCTGTGCCTTTTGGCATTCCGTCCGGTGGTGGTGGTGATTCTTCTAGTATTGCTTGTGCGCTTTCTTTTAGCCTTTTGTAATCTCTTATTATCCATACCGTTGCATTGTATGCTTCGCGCGGTAAGTGATACTTGTTATTGTGCTTTCGTTGATATTCTTTCATCGCATTCTAAAATTGCTTAGCAAAAACTAAACTGTACCTCCCCTTTTATTTTCTTTATAGATTCCTCGCGTACCCTTTTACCGCGTGGCCATACTTTATACTTGCGTGGTTCATCAATCGCAATTTCTGTATACTCAAGATATTCAATTCCTGTAACCGGATGCTCGTATCTACGTATTGAATCTTTGTCTATGTAATAACCCTTTATTGGTTGTGGATCTTCAAATAAGAGATATGCGTTTACAGGTTCTCGCTTGATGATAGGCATTTCAAGATTGCGACTGCATGCATATCTTCTCTGCACCGGGCAATCATCTTCTCTAAATGTCTTTTGTGTTTCTTTGATTAAATAATTAGCAAGCTTTTTATAATCACCGCTATTATCTAATAGGCTTGTGCGTACCCATCCTTTGCCCCATTTTTCGTTTACTAATTCTGCATTTGCTGTATTGATTATAATGTGGTGGTGTATTCTGTGATTATTATATTCTGTTACAGCTACCCACTTTATGCTTTTGCCTAGAGCAGTACGCATTCTTCTTATAAAATTCTTCAAATCTCTCTTTGCTTCCTGTGGTGTTGGAAGATACTCCCCATATGTCAAGGTATAGTGTGCGCTGCCCTTGCCAAAATTGTGGTTAATCTTTCTGCGCAAATTTCTTTCTGCGATAATATCATTGTTTTTTCTTACAGCCTCTTCAGTGGCATTTATTCGCTTGCCCCTTTTGCCTTTGTGATTTCCGCTTGGCATCTTGAGTATTCTTTCAATTGTTCTGCCCGCTATACATGTTTCTCTTATCGCAAAATGCTTTATCATCTTTATATCGTTCCTTTACTAATACTCTTATCAAGTCTTAATGCAAGGCTTTCACTTGCGCTGCTTTTCTACATATATATATGTAGTTATTTTATAAATTGAATTTTATTTGCGCCTTTTCTTCTTCCAAACGCGCTTTTGCCTTTTGATAATATTCTTTGTCAATTTCAAATGCAGTTATTTCAAAACCCATTCGGTGGCATGCTATAAGGCTGCTGCCACTTCCCGCGTGAGTGTCCAAAATCTTGTCGCCATTCTTTGCGTATTGGCTTAGTAGCCATTCATAAAGTGCAACGGGCTTTTGTGTTGGGTGGAATCTTGGCTCGGCTTTTGTCCCTTGTGGAGCGCATTCAAATACTTTTGCGTTTCCGTTAATACTCGTCCATGCATACTCTGCCATCGCCATTGTAAATGATTCCGATATTGTTAATTTGCGCCATATGATAAAATTTCTATTCGAGGGTAGATGTTCATTAAAATAATTTCCGCCCCATATTATTTGATTCTTGCTAATCCTAAATAATTCATCAAAGTATTCTTCCCCCGGTGCTATATCCCAATCAATGATCTTCTTTCCGTATTTTTCGAAATATCCGCCACCTGTTCGGATTGGTCTTTTGTATTTGTCAAACAAACCCCCAAATCTCGTTTGTTTTTCCCATTGTTCCACCCCCCCCACTTCCGTAAGGTGGATCAACGATTGCTAAATCAAAATATTTATCCGGATATTCGCGCATTGCTTCTAGGCAGTCGCAGTTATAAAGCCCCGCTGTTTTCATTCTTTGCCTTCCCCTTTTAGCATTTCGCATATAAAGGCTGCATTGCATGCTATATGCTTATAGTGTTCAATCCCGCTTTCGTAATCTACACTTAGTGGATCTTCTACCACTGATAGTAAGTGGCGGTATAGTGCAGCAATGTATCTTTCAAGTTCAACATTCTTCCAATTATCACGGCTTCCGTACTTCCTGTTGCCGTACTCCCTCACCTCTGCAATATCCCTTACAATTTGTGGTGGTACTAATGTTAGATTAGGTTTCCCCGCATCTGCCTTTGCTTCTTGACTATCATTTATAAACCACTTTTCCTCCGTCGTTTGTGGGTATGCAGTGTTGGATATTTCATTCCCTTTGCTATCGTAAGTTACTGTTCTGCTCATATATTTTTCCTCATATTTTTGAATTTCTGTATCAATGTTATCTTGCACTAACTGATATATTTTATTTCTAGTTGCCCAAATGGCGAAACAAGTTTGGCTGTTCATTTGTGCATCTTCAAGTTCATCTAATAAGTCGTCTAATTTGCTTTTAAAATTGCTCATCTGTTCCTCATTTGTCATCGTTACACCACCATTAAATCAGAGTTCTCCCATATATTGCCGATTACTTCTAATCCATAAAGCCATACATTATCTTCGCATAAATCTTCTAGTTCAAGGTTTTTTCGTTTTCTTTTGTCCTTTGGAATTTGCTTGTAGTCAATTAGAAACCGACCATCTGCATAATGTACTTGCCATTTCTTCCAATCTTCTTGATTTTCTGATGCTGTACTCAGCAATATATCACCCTCGTATATATCTGCTCCGTTCTTGTCTTTTAATCCTGTTGATTGCATTAGAACCACGTCCGGATATTCTCCTGTGAGAAATAGTGGTCCGTATGTGCATTCTGAATCAACCTCGATTTCACATGTGATTACATCTGAGGTCATGTCTATTTTTACAACTCTTTTCATTTCTTTTGTATTCACGCACCACGCCCTAAATTTTGGTATCATCGTTATATCCTCTCTGCTATGTGCTTGCAAACATTTCGCCCTTTATCTGTAATCATTTTAGCCCTCTATCCTTTCTGCTATGCTTATCTGTTCTGCCTCGTTGTAGTTCATCCATATTGTTTCAGTACGTTTAACAGAACATTCTGCAGTTGTATTTTTGCTTTCTTTTCGCCACCCCTTAAGGTATTCGTTATACAGTTCGTTGTCATACCCACTAATCATTATTTTGCAATCACTATCACATATGACTCTTAATAACCTTTTATGGTATTCGTCGTCCAATTCGTGATTGTATAGGTTGGTTTTTCTCGTGCTTAACAAATATGGCGGGTCAACATAGATAAAAGTGTTTTCCCCTTTAAGGCTCTTGATTAGTTCGATTGCGTCCTTATGCTCGATCTGTGCATTTTTGATTCGCTCGGCCGCGTCTCGTAAAGTATCAGGTAATTCATTCCACGCCTTTGCTGGATTTGGACTTGTCGAGCCTATTCCTCGCCTAAAGCCGTTTTTATGCCTATTGCCACATCCAAAACCCTGCCAGCACTTGACTGCAAATATCCTAGCCTTTTCAACTTCATCATCTGCACCGTCGACATATGCCGTGTTGTATTCTGTTCTGCAGTATGGAGTGTTTCTTATCGCTTCGGCCAACTCTGTCGGCGATGTTCTCAATACCTTAAAAAAGTTATATATATCATCGTCTATGTCGTTTAAAATCTCGTTATAGCAAGGTTGTTTGTTAAAAAAGACTGCACCACTGCCAAAAAATGGCTCGCAGTACACCTTGTGTTTGGGAATATATTTTGTTATCCAAGCAGCAATCCTATTCTTTGCGCCGGGATATTTTAGTATTGCTTTCATATTCATAGTTGCTTTAACCTCTTCACGTGTGAGCATCTAAAAATTGTGTTGTCTTGTTCCCCTTCGCAAAAATAATATTTTGGATGTACATACCTTTCTATGTTTTCTTCTGTCTTTCTCAAGATGCCTCTGTATACAAAATCATCAAATAGTGTTACTTCTATATGCTTTCCTAAATAATTTTCTAATTCACTTCTTTTCATTTTTCTCCCTCTTTATATGGCTCGGGCAGTGGCATCCATGCGATAACTTCAATTCCCTCGTCTACTATGTCTAATTGGCTTTCGCCATATTCAACTAGGTAATCTTCGCAGTACTTTGAAAACCACCACCAATTTTGATTATGATAATATGCTACTGCTACATCCGGTTTATCTTTTATATCTTGGTAATATGGAGTGGGGTCTCTGTTAACCCATGTTATAATTACAGGCTCAATCTTGCTTGGCAGTGCTTCTGATGTTGCAATCCATTCGCTTTGTTTTAGCTTTTCTTCGATGCACTGTATCTCTACTTGTATATCAGTTCTTAGCCTCTTCAGTGATGCTGTTGCTTTTCCACCACTCTTTTCAATTGTTAAATCTATGCCTTTTAGGCCTTCCTGTAAATAGCTTTTAGCATACATCAATATCTTTTCATTTGTTATCATCTTTAGCCTTCCATCCTCTCTGCTATGTGCTGTATTACTGTAACTGTAACCCCGTTTCCCGCTTGCTTATATAGTTGGTTATTTGAGTTAAATTGTTCTGCACGTTCAAAGTATTCATCTTGCCATCCTTGAAGCCTAAAGCATTCGCGCGGGGTAATTTTTCTAATGGCCAGGTAACAATTATATTTTTCGCTCCATATCGCCCATGCTTTGCAATCTTCTGCTATTTCCACAACGGCAGCTTGATTGCAGTTTGTATCTAGTGTTTGCGCAACTTGCTTGCCTACTCTCCCTCTTCTTAATTTGCTATTTGGAAATGCAAAATTGATGCTATCTCCCTTTGTCGCTTCTGTGTACCCTCTCTTTACAGCTTCTTTCACCTTGATTTCACCCCCCCACTTGTGGTTGAAGTGTCAACGGATATTGCTACCCCGTGTCTATCCTGTGCCGTTAATGTGAATGCGGGTTCTCCATTTTCTTTGAATCTTCGCCCATTCTGTCTTTTTGTTACCCTGTCGGGTGTTAATACCGGAAGTGCAACGGCCGTTCCCGTTGCCTTATTGTTAGATACTCCTCTGTCCTCTCTAGCTGTTAAGCAGTTTGCAGTGTCAATTTTACGTGGGCTATTGCAAGATTTATCAATACCAGAAGGTTGTATTACATGTGGGCTATTTTCCCCCCCACTATGAGTTGTGAGGCATGGGCTTATTCCGGTGCCGCTATACACTCTATATGGTGATGGGTTGCCCCTGTCGCTATTTTGTGTGTATTGTCCTATTTGTTTAATACTATTTTTTGCGCTTGCTCTTTCGATAGGAAATATATTTGATTTACTTCTGCTTCTAAAATGTCCGATAATGAATATTCGCTCGCGGTTTTGCGGTACTCCGTGATGTTTAGAGTTGAGAATTTGCCATTCTGCATTGTACCCGCACTCGGCCAACTCAACGAGAAGTCGGGCAAAATCATATCCTCTATTAATTGAAATAAGATTGCGTACATTTTCGATGAATAAATAGTTGGGTCTATCTTCTTCTTTGAGTTGTTTAAGAAGGCTTGTAACTCTAAAAAATAAGCTTGAGCGGTTTCCTTTAAACCCTCGTTGTTTTCCCGCAATGCTGATGTCTTGGCATGGGAAGCCAAAACTCCAACACTCGGCTTTTGGCATGTCGGCTGCAATAATTCTGCAAACATCATTTGAGTACCATTCCCCATTGAGGTATTCATCCTTTAAAATCTCCTTCTGTCTTTGCTTTAGTGGTAGTGTTAGTAGATATTCTCTTTGCTCTTCTGTGATAGTATGCATGGATCGATAACTTGCCTCTGCGTACTTGTCTACTTCGCAATGTCCTACACATTCATGCCCCGCGAGTTCCATTCCGCGTGTAAAACCCCCAATTCCGCTAAAAAAATCAATAAACTTCATATAATACCTTTACTTTGCCTTTTCTATTTCTGCATATAAGCTTCCCCACAATGCCTCGCGGTTTTCTTTCATAAATTTCAAAGCTTTTCTTTTGCCATATGATAGCCCCTTCAGTTCGTCCGTCGCGTCCGCAATTTCTTTATCTATATCTGTATTTCCGCTTGTGTTCGCTAGGGCTTTTAGTCTTTTAGTTTCTTTGCATCTGCGATCGCTTTCGCGCCCCGCTTCACGGCTACACTCTTTTGAGCAGTTGCGTTGCTGCTTGTATTGCGTGTAAAAGATTTTGTGGCATACTCTACATTCTTTAGCAAAAACACTCGGCATCAGTTCGATTATTTCGTTGATTGTTTCTTCACTAAAAATTCTAATCATCGCATCTGTATTGCCTTTACTTATAAAGACTAAATCGCCTTTTCTCTTATCTCTTATTGTTAGCCCCTTTTTCGATTGCATATATTCGATATTTGGGTTTAGTTTGCTTTCTGCTATCTTCATGATTTCCCTCTAAAATGGTATATCCTCGTCAATCTGCTTGAAGCTGTCCGGTAGTTCTTCATCGTTAAAGTTTCTTTGATTGTCCGGCGCCGGCTGCGTTTGTGTTTTCCACTGCAAAAATTCTATTCTGTCTGCGATAACATCCATTGTGTAGACTGTATCGCCGTTTTTGTTCTTATAGCTTCCTGTTTGTAGTCTGCCTTGCACGGCAGCAAGCAAGCCTTTTGCTAAAAACTTCTCGCAGTTTTCTGCTTGCTTTCCAAAAACTGTAATGCGTGGGAAGTCTGTTCCTTTGCTTTCGCCTTTATTATCGCGCCCACGATCTATTGCAAGTGAGAATGTTGCCACCGCTAATTGCTGTGGTGTATATCTTAGTTCCGGTTCTCTTGTTAATCTTCCTATTAATGTAACGTTATTCATCTTTTAAATTCCTTATTATTCTTTGTGCTATTGCATATGTATCGTGCGCGTGTGCTTTTATAAATGATTCTGTGTCCGCACGATACATGCAACGGTGTATTTCTTTGTTATAGCTTTTGCACTTTCTACAACATCTAGTGCATACGATTTCACTTTCGCGCGGGCATTGTCGCCATTCTTTCTGCTTATCTGTTCCAATTCCGCATAGTGGGCAAATCATGGGTTAATCTCCTCGCAGTAGTTTTTCCCTATAATCTCCATCCATGCTTGTACTGCTTCTTCCTGTGTGCAGCCATCTTGCATTAGATCTGCAATATATTTGCGTTCAGTTTCTGCCCTTAGTCTGTCGCGTTCTTCTACCCACTGTGGCTCAGCGCCGTGCAGTTTCCTGTGATGTTCCGGGCATACATCAATTTGAAAACCAAAATCAATGCTAGTTTGTCTTAGATAGCCATAAAATAATTCGTGGCGCTCTGCGTAAGGTCTGCCACAATATTTGCATATTCTTTCTGCCTTATCTTTATAGCCGTTTATTTTCTTCTTTTTCTTTGTGCGCTTTGGTTTTGGAAATAACGCGCCCTTATAATCGCTCATTGTCCTGTATCTCCTTTTCTATTCTGATTGCTGATACTTCTGCTATATCTTCATCGTGCAAAACAAATTCTTTGTTGTTAAACATTTCGACTATTTCCGCGGGGCTTTCCGCTATATCGTCCGGTAGTTCGATTTCATGCGTTACCCTTAATTTGTACATGCTTGTTATCCTCCTTATATGTCAAATACCTTGTAGCGATTTTATATATAAACCCCTTTAAATATCTTTATGTGCTACAAGGTATTTGATAGCTACTTGTTAGCTTCTGCCATTACCTTATCTGCATATTCTTGCCCCCTGTATGGGCTTCCTGTATTGTATGCAGCTAGAGCCATATGATAATTTCCGTATATGTCTAGTAGTTCTGCAAGTATGTCGCAGCCTACTGTTAGATTTTGTTTTGGGTCTTTTAAATCTGTGATGCCTAATCTGTCCATCCTTGCTTTATGCCATTTGGGTTGAATCTGCATAAGCCCTACTGATTGCCCATTGTCGCCAACGGCTTTAGAATTGCCGTTTGATTCGATTTTTATAATCGCTTTTACAATATCCGGGTCTAGCCCGTATTGCTCTGCAATCTGCGTTGGCAAGTCTTTTTCTTCTGCAAAGCTAATTTCTTTGTATTCGGGCTTAGGCTTGCATGCTTCCGGGTGGTCTATTGCCGTTGCGATACCATTTAACGTAAGTACAGCGATTATAACCGCCATTGCTTTAAATAACTCTTTCATGGCTTCCCCCTTATACTCTGCGCCTTTCAGCAATTTTGGTAGATACATCCTCGATATAATACATCTTGTTTTTCCCGCGCGGGTCATAGTGGCAGCCTTCGCATAGTTTCCTTGCTTCCGCATCGCGCATGCCCATTACTTCCGCAACTTTACTTGCGCTTATAACCATTTTTCCTTTTGTCGCGTCTTTTAAATCTCTTATTATGTCTGTTTTCGTCATTTGCAATCTTCCTTTCTATAAGCCTCTTCAGCTTGGGTATAGTCGACTTGACTTATTTAGCAAATTAAATCTGAAATAGGGCATTCTAAACTATTTGCAATTCTCTTTATCGTACTAACTTTTATATCTTGTTGCCTTCCGCTTTCCAACATTGATATCGTAATTCTTGATATTCCCGCCTTTTCGGCCAATTCCTCTTGCGATAGATTTTTTTCAATTCTTTTTTCTTTTATTCTATACATCATTTTTATTGCCTCGCTTTCTTTTTTGAGTATAGTCGGCTTTACTTATCTTGTCAAGTCTTTTTTACATTTTTTATTGACTTTTATATTTTTGTATAATATACTTTACAAAAAGGAAGGTTTATCATGAATTTAGGAGAAATAATACACAACTATCGTATGGATAACAAAATGACTTTGGATGATGTTGCTAAAAAATGTGGAATTACAAAAGGATATGTTTCAATGCTTGAAAAGAATGTTAATCCTAAGACAAAGCGCGCTTTGTCCCCTTCTATCGAAACAATATTAAAGGTTTCTAAAGGGTTATCAATTGATATAGATAAAATGTTTGAAATGCTCGATGATGATATAAGAATTGCACTGAATCATGAATCTTTAAAATCTGTTTACGGCAATATTTATGCTAATACAAATATCTCACAAAATACTAACAACGGAACAATATCAAATAATATTGGTTCGGGTGATAATTCTAATACAACAAATAATTATTATAACGGATGTGAATACTGTGAAGAAGTCGCAGAGGAACAGATGCGTTATAACTACTCACAAAATAAAGATACATTCTTTGCTATCATGGATAATATTCGCGCAATGACTGATATACAATTGGAAGAGGTATTGAGATACACTGAATTTATTTTAAGTAAAAAATAATGTTTTTAAATGAAAGGTGAAAAAATGAAAAAAAAATTTATGATTATCACATGTATTTTAACTTGTATTTTGTTAGTCGCATGTAATGCTAATTCAAAAGAAATATCCACAGAATCTCATTCTGCCGAGGTGAGCAAAAAAAACAGTGAATTTAAGCCTTACTTTAAAAAAAATATTGCTGAAATGTCGGACGTTAAAGTTGAAATTACAAACGTTAAAGTTATTAAAGTTGGAGAACCCGGCAATGAATATGGGAATAAACCTGTAATAGCATTTTGGTATATTGCTACAAATAAAACTGGAAAAGAAATTAATTCAATGGATGCGTGGCTGTCTTTTTTTACTGCTGTGCAAGATAATGATCCAAATAGAATTAATGAATTACAAATAACGGCTCATCCGGATGCAACCTTAATGCCAATGCAAAGTGATATTATAAAAAAAGGAGGTTCTGTAAAGGGTGCATGTGCTTATACCCTTGAGGATAATACAACACCGGTGACTTTAATTGCTAAGCGCGGTTATGAAGATTATGAAATTGGACGAATTGATTATAAAATAGTTGAATAGGTGAAGTAGAAAGATTATGCTATGCCAAAAAAATATAAATATAGAACGTCTTTTACTTTTGAGGGCAAGCGCTATCAAATATATGCTGATACACAAAAGGAATTATACAGGAAGGAAGAGCGCAAGCGCCTTGCACTTGAGAATGGTAGAATTTTAATAAGCAGTAGTATGCTTTTAAAAGATTGGTATACTATGTATGTTGAATCATACAAAACTAATGTTAAAGATATAACTTTAAAAAATTGGAAATGCAAGATTGAAAAGCAATTAATCTCAGAGTTGGGCGCAATGCCACTTAACGCAATTAAGCCTCTTCACTTGCAAAGGATTGCGCAGAATTTGAACGGATATTCTGCTGATTATATTAAAAAGGTTAGACAAGGAATCTTTGCCATCTTTGATAAGGCTGTTGAAAATAAGCTAATCAATGATAACCCCGCAAAGAATATTGTTACACCCGATGGTGGCAAGACAACTAGACGATCTATAACAGATGATGAACGCAAATTGATTCTTGCTACAATTCCGGATGATAAACGATTTCAATTTTACGCGGTTATGCTATACGCGGGGCTTCGCCCGTCCGAGGTTGCAGAATTAAAGGGCAACGATATTAAAGACGGTATGATATTTGTTCGAGGTACAAAAACAAAGAATGCTACGCGTAAAATTCCTTTGGCTGAGCCGCTTAGAAATATGCTCGTGTATAAAAGAGGCGTAGATGACTATATTTTTAAAAATACTGTTGGCAAGAAACTTGACGAGAGTGGGCGGCAGCATTTGTGGAATACATTTAAAAGGCATCTGAATTTAAAAGCCGGTAACCAATTGTACCGCAATAAGCTTGTATACCCTAGCCATGTTGCCGACGATCTTGTGCCTTATTGTCTGCGCCATACCTTCTGCACTGATTTATGCTTGGCGGGGGTAGACGTCCGCGTGGCGCAAAGACTAATGGGGCATGCTTCAATCACAACAACTTCAAATATATATACGCATGTTAATAATGATAAGCTTCTTGATGCAGCAGATAAGCTGAATAATCTATACCGCGTTACCCGCTGAGTTATTGTTCGCTGTAACGTTGAAAATCAAACATTGTTTGTAGCCCTCTCACGGCTGAATCAGGGGTTCGACTCCCCTAGGCGATACCAATTAAGAAAAGCCTTGAAAACACTGTATTTATCAGCATCTCAAGGCTTTTTTATTTCACTGTAAATTGGTAAACATTTACATTTTTACATCAAAAAACATCAATTAAAGACAATACAAGTGTGGCATTTAGTGTGCCACTTTTGAAAACAAATTATTGGTATTTGATAATATCTGCTAG